CCCATCCAATGACTTGATCCTGCGTCAAGTCAGCATACGGCGTGAACGGGGAACGCGGCGTGTAGGTCAGGCCCACAGTCCCGTACACAGTGGCGTTGTATGTGCCATCGGTGGCGTTCTGGCGCCAGTGCACAGTGATAACCACATCGGTTTCGCCGTCTTCTTGAGGCACGCAATCCATCGCCTCAATGACCCAGGTATAGGTATTAGCCATTTTCTTGCTCCGTGGTTTGCACCTGTGCCTGCGCCTGGGTGCGGATTTTCTCTACAAGTTCAAATACCTGTGCGTATGGCGCATTGCCCAACGCTTGCAGGATCACGTTGACATCATTGATGGTGAGCTCAAGCTTCATTGTTTCGCTTCCAGTGCGGCAACCTTGGCCGACAATTCCTGAATGGCCGCGACCAGAAGCGGAATTACATCGCTATAAGCCACACCAAGAAAACCATCCGGCGCCTCTGTGACAGCTTCTGGCAATACCTGTTGAACATCTTGAGCAATCAAAAACGATCTACGCTTACTTGTTTCATCGTTTTTGTACGAACCAATGACAGCCCGTAAAGACGCAACCTTATTTGTCGCATCCGATATAGGCTCAATGATGTTTTTCTGACGTTCATCTGATGATGAAGACCAGGAAGTGCTGCCATCAGACAAAAACACGCCTGTACTACTTTGGTTATATACTTTGAAAGTATTGTTTGCATCAGGCCCTAATTGCCAATACTTTCCTGCCGTTGATAGTGAATTACGAATACCAAGAATAGCATCGCCAGAATTAACAAATGCGTGTGATGACGGAAATAGGGTTGAACTAGTCCCCACCAACAAATTGCCGCTGCTGTCGATGCGCATGTGTTCGGCATTTGTATCTGAACCGCGTGTGTAAAATGCGAGAGAGGCTCCCACATAATTTGCCTCTGCCGGAACAACGACTAAAGACGCTGCGTCTTTCCCGGTTCCAACAGTATCCGTACCGCGAAACAAAAGCCTAGGCTGTTTAGCAGTTGTGTTTGCAGAACTTGTGTTGGTGATGGAGATACCATCATCAGTTGTTGCCGTATCAACCTGTAAACGCGCGCCTGGGTTACTGGTGCCGATACCGACTTTGCCATTGGTGTCGATGCGCATCCGCTCCGCTCCGGAGGTGTACATCAATATAGGTAAATAAGTACCTGAGCCATTAATGGCAGAACTAATCGCAGCCTCAGTAGATGACATGACAAAACTTAAACGACCACTGTTTGTGGTGTCGCTGTTATTAAAAAGTTCAAAACGAGCACCAGTCGCAGTGCCATTTGGTAAAGCGCCGACGCGAGTATCTCCGTTTGTAGTATTGGATTGAAACATCGTCCGGTTGGCGATAGTCGCATTACTGAAGTCACCCGTAATGCGCTGCCCCGTACCGGTGAACGAAAGATTGCCGCCGCTCATTGTCACGTTGCCCGTGACCGTCGCATTGGCAACAGATACCGTGCCACTGCTGATCGTCACGTTCGCCAACGTCATGTTGTTGAGCGTACTTACCGTGTTCCCAAGCTGAATGGCCGTATTGCCCAGCGTAATCGCCGTAGCAAAGTTGGCGTCCAACTGCGAAAGCGGAATCGAGGTCGTCGCATTCGCAAACGTATTGGGTACAGGCATCAGAACCTCGCTCTGAGTTCGTGCTCCATTTCAAGCGTGCTCACCACAATGCCCGCCGAATTGGAACTCAAGGTTAAACCAAGATATTTACCCCATTGCTGGGCATCAGATTTATACAACTGATAACCAGAGTTAATCCAGCCAATTGTGGCACTGGCGTTATTGGTCCAACCAACAGTATTGCCGAAAATGTTGGTCCAAATAACTTGGTTATCGGCCAAGTTGTAACTGGGGCTGCTGCCGACCTCACTATCAACCGTAGCAGTAATACCGCCACCCTGACTGATAATGGCTTCTACCCCAAACTTTAGCGCCTGCTTGTCCCGAATTGGGTCGCCCATTGGCCACAACGCCGTTTTGATGGTCATGGGCACGCCAGCCAACGGATTTGCGTAAAGACGCTCTAAACTTGTTCCGTCGGTGCCATAGAGCCGTGTAACACCAGCCACCGGAATACTGCTTACCCGCTTCACAGTCCCCTGACTCGTGATGAACCATTTCCGGTCAAAGAACACCGCTTGAATTGGCCGCAAACCAACCGTTGGGTCATTGTAATAGAAGTTGAAAGCCGCACACAAAATGTTGTTAAGCAACACCTGACCCGCCGTAATCGGCTGCGTAAAGTCAATGCTGCTGAAAATGCCGTCCAAAGCGTCCGATAACTTGGTCGTGGTCGAACCAACTAGGGCATACATCCCATAGTCGTTCATAAACAGCACTGACCGGAAAAATGGAAAGATGCTGTCAATTTTGTTGCTGCCAACCGACGCACTAATGTTGGTGTTCGTGAATAAAGTCGTCCCGCTGTTGGTTACACGCACGTCACTAAACACGTTAATGCTGTCGTCGCCAAAAATGTACAGGAAATTATTAGCCGACAGCAAAGCCCTGATATTATTGTGCAATGTTGCGTCAGTCAGCGTCAGCGAGCCGGCGCTAATAGACGTGAAATCCGAATAGCTATTAGCAGCGGAAAAATACACGTTCCGCCCCTGCGCCACCCAAACACGCCCGCTAAAGGTTTCAACATCCACATTAGGCTGCGTCACCACATTGGCACGCACAATAGCGTTAGAACCGCCGCCTCCGGTAATCGTGACCGTCGGAGCCGAAGTGTACCCGTTGCCGGGGTTGGTCATCACGATCTGAGTGATGATATTGCCCGAAGTAACCGCCGTAGCTGCCGCGTTAGTCCCGCCGCCACCGCTAAACGAAACCGTGATGTTCGCCGCATTGGTGTAACCCGTGCCACCGTTGAGCACCGTTACCGAAACAGTGCCGGTTTTGAAGGTTGTGTAGGAGGCAATCGCAGCCGCATTAGAGCCGCCACCACCGGTCAGCGTAACAGTAGGGGCAGAGGTGTAACCAGTACCCGCCTCCGTAATGCTAATACCACTAACCGCATTAGCCGTAACAAACGCCACAGCCGTTGCCTGAACCCCATTAGCTTCATTCGGAGCACTAATGCTGACTGCCGGCGCCGACGTGTAGCCAGTACCGCCATCTGTAACCGCAATCGTGCCAACAGAACCAATGGTAATGAGGCTAGTGCCGTCCCATGTGTAAAGACCCTTCGCAGGGTCAATAATCATGGCACGCTCGTCTTTCCACTGGGTAATTTGCACACCCGAGTTACTAAACGTACCCGACGCACCAATGTTCGACAAAGTGCTTGTGGTAATGTTGAAAGCCTGGGCCGCACCATTTGACTCAAACGCCAACAAATAATCGTTATTGTTAATGTTTACGCTTTCAAACGTCGAAACGGTATTAGCAAACGCCACAGTGTTATTGCCACTGTCAGTAACAGTTACCTGTGCTGGCGTGATTTTGATGTTGCCGGCGCCAATGGGCTGCGCGTTTTCAATCCAAGCAAACTCATCAGGGTCAATAGAAGTGCGGTTGGCCTTCGTGTTCAACCCTTTGAAGGATTTGGTAACGTGGTATTTTTTCTGTTGCTCGGCTGCGGCCATGGCTAGTACGCCTGCGAGTAAGCCGTGGGCAACCTACGGGTATAAGTACCAACAAGCAACGCCTGCACGTTCTTCACATACTGTTGCTTGAAGATTTCGCTCTCGCCATAGGATTGCTCCTTAAACTTAGCGGTATGCGAGGCGTAATACGCCACAGGCTGAGTCCAAATGTCAGGGATCGTGTCAGGGTCAGAAGCCGCAACCAGCGGCAATGGCTCAATGACCGTATCCAATTCCATCGTGTAAACCTGATCGGGCACCGGACCCAGGTAAATAAGCTGCGGCCCATACATGCTGAAGGCCACCGGACGGCCCGTGTAATTCTGCCAGTACCTCAGTTGCGCATTAAAGTCGGTCCAAGGCCGATACAACAGCGGCAGGCGCGAATTACCCCAGTACAAATTAATGTTGATAATATCCATCGTTTGAGTGCCTTGCGGCAACGACGAAAACGCATAGGTTTCTTGATTGGTTACAGTGGCGCTTGTCTGTAGCGTGCGCAAACATCCAGTATCGCGCACCAAACGATTACGCGCATCATTGATGTAATCTGTTAATTCCGCGTCAGTGTAGAAGTTGCCGTTCGCATCATGCAGAAGCCGCCGGCACTGCGTAATGTACTGCGACAATGTAACAGCCATTTACGCACCTCACTGAATAGTGGCGGCAGATTGGACTCCCCTCTCCCGGCGCGGGGAAGCCACAGCCGGGAGAGGTTTGCCGGAGTCCGGCGCCGGGAAACTTGAGCGCCGAACCTGGGGTGGCTCAGTCGTGATCTTGAAGTTCTCAAGCCACGTTAGGGCTTTCGGCACATCATTAGCCGTCTTTGCCCAACCAAGCCGCGTTACATGCGGGACTTTGTCCTCGAAACCATAACCGAATATGTGACCAGCGACAAACACCGGTATTTCCACCGTTTCGCCAGGAAGGAAAGTATAAGTCTTCCCATCCCAACCGTCGGTCAGAGGCATCGAGCCATCGTTGTGCACATATACGGTATCGGTCACAGGTTTACCGGAGTCCCTACCACACGGATGTCACAGGTTCCCCCACTGACCGCCGTGTTCACCTTCACGAACAAAGCCGGCGCCGTAAACGCATCAGTCGCAGTCGCGGTTGACAACGTTAAGTCTTGCCACTTTGTAGTGGCAGCACTCACATTGGAAAGCACGGTAGCGTTTGACGCATTGTTGGACGCATTGCCATCACTGGTGGTGAGGACAATCACGTTTGCCGTAGCAATGCTTTTGTTGGCATTCATCACCGTGATTTCACGAATGATGTAAGCCCCGGTGTTAGCCGTAAGACCACCCGACAGAATCGGAATGGTCGCTACGGCATTGCCCGTCGCGGCAACAGAAACCCCGCGAGCCTCCCCCAACACATAACGTGCAAAGGAAGTCGGAAGATTGTTACCTACAGCGTTGCCGTTTGCCATACCTACGCCTCCTTACGAGTTGTAGGTGCCGGAAGCTGCCTGACCGCCGTTCACCGTGAGGAGCGTCACCGACTGAGTACCCGTGGTCGCGTTAGCGCGCACGTTGAACCCATCGGAAATCAGCACCCCGCCAGTGTTATTGGCGAGAAGGGTCGTCCAGCTATTAGCGGAACCCGTGTAGTTATTGACCTCGATGGTCACGTTCGCCGCCGGCAGCATCAGGTACGTACCAGCCGGGATAAACTGCGCGTTCGACATGGCGGTGGCATTGCCCGCACCAACGTTCGCAACAGAAACCGGCTGAAGATACGCACCAGAAGTATTGGCGGAAGTGTTCGCAACGAGGATTTTGTTAAGGCCGAGAGCCATGGTTCAATCCTCCTCAGATGCTCAAGCTGTTATAGCCGGTGACCTTCGTCATGGCCTTGGGCTTGGTATTCACCAATTCCGCGATCATGAGAACGGCACCAACATAACCAATCTGCCAGTTGGGCAGGGTGGACTCAAAGCCCGTGAACACGAACGAACCCTGGTCGTGAATATACAGCGACAGGTAGTTGGTGTTCAGGAAGTACACCGTGCCTTCTGGGCAGTACGGATCGGGGTAAATCGGCACGCCAGCGACCATAAGGGCGCGGAAGCCGGACTGCGGACCATTCGGGTCGCCGTCAAAGCCGGAACCCGGCGTAATGACGTACTGTTCTTGACCCACGTAATCCTGCGCCAGCAGCGTCCAAGTACCAAAGCCGCACACGCCAAAGGTCGGCACTTCAGCGCCGTTCTTCACCGTACCGGAAATGTACTGAAGGATGTTCTGACGGGTCGGGTTCACGGAACCAGCGGCATACTGCTTCGACTTCCACCAAGTGTAGGTCGAGCGATTGATGTTGCCGTAGGTCGCGGTGCCGGTGCCATCGTCAACAGCGGCGGGCAAGCCCGTGAACTGCTGCGTGTTGGTCGTGTTGTTGTACAGCGCGGTAGCCATACCATCCATCATCACGTTGGTCGCATCGTTCATGCGAGCCTCGATGAGCGGGATAATGGCGTGATCCTGCTGCACCGCACCTTCCATGCCGAGGAACGGCACGGGCGCGATCATCAGTTTCAGGTTGAACTCAGCGTTGTACGCGCCCTGCTGCACGGACGGCTGCGCAAAGGAGCCGCTGTAATCAGACCATTGAGCGTTGACGAACTGAGCGCCTTGCACCGGAACGGTCACGGAGGACACACCGCCCGTAGCCTGTTGGCTATTGGCAATGAGCGCCGCCATGAGCGGGGTGCTGTTGTAGATTTGAACAACCAGCTTCGGGATAAACGCCCTACGAGTCACATAAGTCAACTCGGTGTATTGCGTACTACCCGTAGCCGGAAGAATACCACCACCGATAGGCATGGTTTATCTCCGAAGCGAAGTTACGTTTCCCTAGATGCGATCAAAGTCCAATGGGACGGTTGGGTTTTCCCCGAAGTTCCATCAGAGCCTTGCTCGCCTCATCTCGTGCCGCGACTTGCGGGTTCTTCCAAAAGGACGAAAGCGTGCTGCGCGCCGTAACATCCATCACATTGCGTGTGAAAGACGTTGGCGTCGGCGCTGCTTGCTCGCGCATCCACTTGTGGTAGTCCGCTGCGGTTTC